CAATATATCTGCCATGTCATTTCACTTTTAGTCCGTCACGTATCATTTTCTTTATCTCATCCTTTATCTCGCCCAGGTGTCCGGCGCTCACACCGGTGTTCTCGGCTATCCGGGCCAGATGCCCTTCGGCCGTGTCCATCTTCTCCACCACGCTTTCCAGCCGGTCGTCCATGCTGCTCCAGTGCTGCAGCCCGCTGGTGAACATACCCTCCAGCTTCGTGCCCTGGTCCTGCGTCATGGCCGTATAGCCGCCCGCTTTCGCGCTCTGGCTCGTACCACCTTGCTGCGTCTTGTCATAACCGGTGGCTGCCGCCAGTTTGTCGCGCAGGTCCACCGCCTCTTCCACATACCGCAAGTATTCGTCGGCCAAAGCCTTCCGTTCCGCTTCCGTCAGTTCGTTGTCCTCCATGGCCTTGCCGAACTTCTCCCACCAGCCTTTCAGTTTGTCGCTGTACATCTCACCGATCTTGTTGCTCAGCATCGCCCGCATGAAGTACTCGGATATATCCTCCGCCGCATCCTTGGCACCGTACTTCATGTTCATCAGGTTGTCGATGAAGCTGCTGTACATACCGTCGAACGAAATGCCCGTCAGCCCTTCATACAGCCGGTCGGTCAGTTCCTCCAGCTTGCCGGCCTGGTCTATGTAGTCATCCAGTTTCTCGGTCAGTCGCCCGCCATAGCCACCCTTGCCGGTATTCTGGATTTGCGTCCACATGTCCACGTTGCTTCGGAGAGCCTTCATCTCCTCCGGGCTCAGGCTCCACAAGCTGCCGTCCCACTCACGGCCGATCTGTCCGCTCAACTTGTCTATCTGTGCCTGGCTGAAACCACCCCAGTAGTAGTTCCAGGAATGGTGGTTGCCGTGGTAACCGGCCTGCGCCATCGCCATCTGAAGGTAGTTGGAATTCGTCTCCTGCTGGTATTTGTACGCATCACGGTAGGCGGTGACAGATTTTGTTCCCTTACTCGCCTCGATGGTATCGGTCAAATCCTCGATGGAGGTTTGCAGCTTCTCGTTCCGGTCAGTCAGCCGGTCCATCGTATCCTGCACCTCTTTCGCGTTGCTTCCGTTCCAGTTGATGGTGCCGCCCAGACTGAACAATGTCTTCACCGCGCCGCTTACCGCCTTGACACCACCGGTAATAATGCTCATCGGTTTGGTCAGGTCGATGCTTTCCAAGCCGTCCAGCGTCTGCCCCAAACCTTCCAGGTATTCACCCATCCATTCCGGCGGATCGATACCGAACTGTTCCACCAGTCCCAGCAGGTCTTCTGCCGCTCCCACGTATTCCTTCACCTGCCCCACGCTGCCGTGCAGGGCGTCCGTTGCCTCCGCCAGTGCCCTCTGCTTCGCGTTTCGGGCGGCATCCAGTGCGGCCCGGGCGTTCTTCTGCTCGGCTTCAGTCCCTTCTTCCACGGCCTTGTTATAGGCTTCCTGGGCCTCCTTGACGGATAAGGTCGTGGATTTTACCCGCGACATGGATGATTCCAATGCCGCAAAGGGATTGCGCTCGCTAAGTTTCCTGTCGATGGCGTCAATGGCACGTACCAGGTCTTTCAGGCTGTCCGGCTGCAAGTCCTTCTGGGTATCGATATATTCCTTCAGACGGGTACGGAGGGATTGGAGGCTTTCGGAGGATACCTTGTCGAGGTCCCCGAATACGGCTTCCCAATTCAATCCGTCCTTCAATTCCTTCAGATCAAGACCGGCCATTTTTTCCTTCAGTTCTTCCTGAAGTGTTTTCCGACCGCCTTCCGTGGTAGCTTCCGCGATACGTTTTTCATACTCCTTGGTAATGGCCAGTTTCTTTTCTTCATAGCTCCCATATTCCGCCAGGTAATCACGCATGGCCTGGGCTTCTTTTTCCCTCTCATCTTCAAAAATGGCAGCAAGAGCCGCGCTCCGGTTCTTATCGTTGGAGTCGCGTGCGCCGGCAAGGGCATCCCTCTGACCGGGAGTCAAGCCATTGCCACCGGTGGAAACACCGGCTTCCTTGTTTTCACGTTTCCATTCAGCCTCCTGACGGGCTATTTCTTCTTTTCTTCTGTTATAGTCGTATTCGATCTGTGCCAGTTTCTTTTCAGTGCCGTCTTTCATCCGGTCTATGTATTCCTGGGCGTTTTCCGCCTGCAACGCGGCAAGTTCCCGCGCCAGCCTGCGCTCTGTAGCCATACGCTGCTTGGCTTCCGTTTCCGATTTTTTATCGGACTGTTTAGGATCGGAGTGTCCGCCGATGCCGGCCTTTTGCTCAAGCTCTATACGTTCTTTTGTGAGGTTTTCAGCAGTCTCAATATAACCATCGTATTCTTTTCGCAGCCGCTGCAGTTCCTCCTCTTTTTTCCAACGGCCGTTATTATTCTGTTTGTAGAATCGGTCGGAAGAAAAGAAACGGTCTACCTTTCCGCCATAGCCCCACCAGGTATCAAACTCACTTTCATCCTTCGCCTCCGCTTCTGCAATCTTTTCGTCGACTTCCGATGCTTTTTTTACCAAATTCTGAACTTTCATCTGAAGGAATAGGGATTGTACATAGTCCTCACTTTTCTGCAGGATGGTATCGTACCACTCGGAAAGGGTTTTATAATAACCGAAACTTTCCCCGTATTTGCGGTTCAGTTCCTCCACCTTCGCCTTTTCCTGTTCCTTGCTGCCGGTGAAGTTCTTTATCTCATCGGTGACCGATTTCAGCTCAAAGCGGGTACGCACCATCTGGGCGCGGCCGTCCTTCTCGATCTCGGTCATTTCCTTCAACGAGATCGAGAACTCGTCCACGCCTTTCTTGGCGCTGAACAAATCCTTCGTCCACTCCACGATCTCGTCACCGTACATCACAAGCAGCATGATGCCGGTCGTAAGTGCCGTCTGCCAGGAAAAGAGGGAAGAGAGCACCTGCTTCCATACCGGCGTGCCTTTCTGTCCCGACTTCCGCAGCTCGTCGTATTCCTTACGGGCACGGGCCAGCTCATCGGTGAATATCGGCAGGTTGTTGCTGATGGCCAGAAAGAACATCTGCGGGCCCATAGCCAGCGAGGGCATCTCACGCGCCATCTGCTGGATGCTGTTGTGAAGCCCGTTGAACTGGCGCTGCGCATTGGGTACATCCGCAGGAGTGACCTGTACGGATTCCGATTCCTCCTGCAGCAGTTTCAACTGGCTCCGCAAATCCTCAAGCTGCTTCTCCAGCGCGTGGATCTGCGCGATATTGGCACTCTGGTCCAAATTGGGGGCGGCCGTCTCACCGGCAAGACGCAGTCTTTCCAGTTCCGCCTCCAACACCCTGACGGTGTTACGAAGCTCCAGCGCCTCACGCCCGGCCTTGTCCATGCCGGGCGTGAGTTTGTCCTTCATTAAAAATTCAACTTCTACAGGTTTCATTCCAGTCTGCTTTGAAAAAATCCTACAATATCGTCCGCCTCGTCCGCCGCGCTGCGGTTCACATCCGGATTGTTACCGGCCGTGCCTTTCTTCCGCCTCACATAACGCGGCGCGTCGCTCAGCATCATGATCAGTGTCTGGTAATTCACCCCGTCAAGGATGTAATCCACGCTCCAGCCGGTCGCGCTTGCTATCTGCCACACGAAGCCGAAGGGGCTATGGGAACCCTCATACCGGGTCCTTAACTCCCCTTCCCTCTCTGGCTCAGTCTCGGCTTCATCGGGTTCGCCCGGTCCACCGATCTGATAATATGCGTAAAATCCTTCGTGCCCATCAGACGCTCGAACGTGCGGAAAGCGGCCAGCAGGTACTTCCAGTCGACAAGCTCCCGGAGCATCCATGCCGTCAGCCCTATACCCACACGCCGGGCCACGCAACCACGGCATACCGTATAAGCCAACATCCGGCTGATACCTTTTCCGTACTTTGCCACAAAGGCCATTTCCTCCGCCTTGTCCTTCGGTTTCCAGCCGGGTGCCACACCCAGCCTCAGATACTCCCTGGCCAGCAGCATCTGGCCCCGAAGCCGGGGCCGCTTCATCGTCACACGCAGTTCTAAGGGACGCTTCTTAAAGGGAATGCGCCACCTTTTAAGAGGAACGGACACGCCACCGTCCAGCAACGCGTCCGCACACTCCATTTCTATCAGTTGCTCCAACCGGTCATCCATACGCTAACCCTCCTCGTCCGAGGTCTGTACTTCCGCCGCAGGCAGTCTATATTCACCCCACTCATCCGGCAAGGCATCCGTATCGAACACGCCGTAGGGCTGCGAGCCGTCCGCCGGCATCGCCACCTCCAGTGTACACTCGATCTTCGCCGTTTCCGTAAGTGTCAGCTTACCGCCCAAATTGGAGAGCAGCGTCGCGTTGGGCATCAGGACGCTCTTACCCGACACAAGGGCAAGTTCCCAGGGTCCTTGCATCACCATGGCCGCCGAGGGGGCGGTCCAGCCGATCGGGTTTTCCTTCGACACGTCCGTGCTCTTGTAATGGAGGGAACCGCCAAGCAGCTTGTGCAGGTTCTTGTAATCCATCTGGATCACGTTGAACGTCGGCGCTATGCTGCCGTTCGACTGGGCTATGACCAGCACCGGGGCGCCGGGCACCTGTTCCGCCTCGATTTTCGCCGCCTCAGGCTTCTGGCCGCCCAGGTCAAAAGAGCCTTTCTCGATGTAGCCCACGATAAAATCCTTATATTTCACGGCACCGATGCCGTACATGAAATTCTTATCCGCCATCTTTCTTTTGTTTTTGAATTAATATTACCGCTAAAACGCATATCACTATTCCAGTCCCAAAACCATAGAAGAAGATTTGAACGGGGTTTGAACGCCGTTTTACCTCCGCTTCGTACAAATCCGCCATTTCCTCCCAGGCTTCCCTGTACGTCTCGGACCTGCCCGCATAATACTCGACCAGGATTTGCAAACTGTCGCAGCTCGCGTGCACGGCGATCACGTTTCCGTCGCGGCTTACCGACACGTTCGCCTGCCCGCTCTTTCCGCTATACGACGCCTCGGGGGGCAGCTTCATCAAACTGTCAGCCGGTATCGCCAGCCGTACCTCCGACTTCGGGACCGCCTCCGTCCGTACAAGGAGGACTTCTTTGGCCATACTGTCCACCGCCATCCGATTCGCCTCCGTCCGGGAGGTCTCCTTCACTGTCTTTCGGGTGCTCGCGCAACCGGAAAAGCACAGGACAATCACCAGAATGCTTGCAATTGCCGGCATCACCGATAGCCTTGCGAAGACGGGCCATCTCACGTTTGGTTGAGCAAAACTCCTTCTTGGTCGCACGCAGTTCTTCCCGGGTCTCATTCAATTCCTTCTTTAACGGTTCAACAATATTATCTATCAATATCCGGGTGGCTTGCTCAGTGTTGTCAATCCGGACCGTCTCGGCCTCGGCCCTCGCCTTCTCCGCCTCGGCATTCGCCTTGCGGACCGTAGCCTTCAGCGTGAGAAGCCCGATGACAGCCGCCAATAAACCGCCGCCCAGTACCAGGTTGAGTATTTCACTAAGCTCCATCTCTGATACCTGTTTATGCCTTGCTTTCCGATTTCTTGACTATAAGGCCGATAAGCCATTGTACCAGTCCCGTGTCCGCAATCCCGTTCGCGACAAGGGACGCACCTAAACCGTAAAGCAGGGCTATATACCACTGGACATCCGACACGAATCCGGCATCCAGCCACCACAGCAACATGGCGCCCGCAATACCGACGCACCAGCTGACAATCTGGGTAACCAACCCGTTCATTTTCGGGAACAGGGACTTGATCCCTTCCGTCAGCAACACCACCATACCGGAAAAACCGGCGAAAGTGGCGATCATGCCGTCATAGTCCACAGCGGTGGATACATCGCCCGTCTCGGCAAACACGGCTGACACAGAGCAAAGCATCAGCGCAAAAAACAAAATCAACTTTTTCATTTCTTTCTTCTTTTTATTGGTTAATACCGATCTCTTTAAGCCATTTCTGCACGTCAAAGCTGGGGCAGGCTTTCGCCGCCAACTCATTGTGTCCTACAATCCGAACGTCCGGAAAGCGGCGGTGGAAGTCCTTCACATACTTCTCCAATGCTTTCTTCTGGCAGGCCGTACGCGTGTCCTTCGGAGTCTTGCCGTCAGCGGCACACCCTCCGGCATACACGATATGCCGGGAAACGGAGTTATAACCCGCCGCACCGTTGGTGATTTCCCACGGGTCTACATTTGCGTCCTCGTTGTTATCCACAAGGCGTTCAACGCCTCCGTTCAGGTGGAACAGGTCGGTGTAGCCTACCTGTTTCCAGCCACGGCCACCCTTGCTTACCGAGGCAGTGTGCCAACGGCGAATGTCCGCCGATGACACCTCACGGCCCTCCGCCGTGGCCGTGCAATGGATGACAAGGTATTTCAACTTGGCCATCACCCCTCTCCTCCTTGTTTTTTGGCGGTCAAAGTGATTTCGGCCGTCTTACTGCGGTCGGCATCAAGGGTGACGGTGATCGTACCGGTCTTGTCGTTGCCGGTCGTGTTCGGATCAGCCGTAACGGTCAGGCCCTCGCCTGTTTCCACTGTTTTGAAGCCCGCCGGGGCCGCACTTGCTCTCCACTCACCGGAAGCCGTCACCGTAACCTTCTGCGTGCCGCCAGTACTCTCAAACGTGAGGGTGGCCGGCTCTACGGAAATGGTTTTCTCCGCGGCCTTGAACACGGGGTTGGTACGGGTATCCAGTACGACAGCCTCCTCGCCGAAAGCGATGTTCGTGTCCGCCTTCATCAGCAATTTGAAGAAATACAACTCGCTGGCGTTGGACACCTTGTCGATCTGGATCACGTCCTCGTCATCCTGCAAGTTGACAGCGGCGAAGAAATTGCCGTCCGCGCCCATCGAGCAGAGGGTGGTCACGATCAGATCGTCCGGCCACGCGGAGAGCGTCTCGATGGTGATGCCCTTGTAACGCTTGCTGTTCACGTCCGTCTCGCTGGCGTTCTTGGCCTCCCGTTCGGTCAACTCATCGTCGTACTTGTCAAAATCGTTAACGCTCATGATAATGCGCAGGTTCGGATTGTTACGGATGGCCACGGGGATAGCATTACGCACGGCCTTCAACTTCTCCAGCATGGTCGCCGGCTTACCCGATACGATGATAAGCTCGGTATCTTTCGTCATCTGTGTCAGGATACCGTTCATCAGATGGTCGTCGTCATCCCCATACGTGCCGTTGATAAAATGGTCACCCAGCTCGAACTTCACCTGCTTGGTCAGCTCGGCCAGCAGGGCGTTCTGTCCTTCAGGGGGCAGTTCGGCGAACACGAGGTTGCCCTTGGGCTGCCACTTGCGCCAAATCTGCTCGAAGGCGCGGGGATTGAACACGGTAAAGGCCATGAAGTCCACCGGGTCAAGGGATTTCTCCGAATAGTTGAAATTCCCCTTGGAATCCTCGATGTCCGGGTGTTCCTTACGTTTCTGCAACATCTTGCCGCTTTTAAGACGCGGCAGGCTGATTTTTTTCTCCACACCGGGAATGACCATGATCAGCCCCTTCTCAACGATCTCGTTCCCCGTGGCGGCAAGCGTTAGGATCTGCTCCAGTACCTCGCCGTTGTAATTGGTGTTCTTTACTACTATTGCCATTGTTTATCGGTTTAGTTTGTTCTTGATTTCCGACATGCGCTTGTCCCACGGGCTTTCGCCTCCCACTTCCACGCGCAGGTCAGTGGTCACTCTCTTTTTCGGTTTCAGGCTCCGAAGGGCTTTCTCCCCGTTCTCACGGTCAGAGCTAAGCAGGTTCTCGTACACCGGACGCGTGGTCGCGTCGATACGGCCGTCGGCCTCGGCATCGTCCAGCAATTTTTTCCTTGCCGCCTCGTCCTCCTCCTTGGCCTTGTCCGTAAAAGCCTTGTTCTCTTTTTTCAACCTGTCCACCTCGGCTGTCAGGCCGGGAACCTTTCCCGCCTCCTCCTCGAGCGCGTCCATCACGCGGAACACGTCCGAGTCCGTCGCGCAATCCTTGAAGCGCGGACGTTTCTTTACTTCTTCTAAATTCATTTGGGTATCGTTTAATGGCTGTTCAAGCCGGTTGTTGAATATGCGGTAAACCTGTTCGGGCGTACTGTCCTCCGGTACGGGATCGGCATCATAAACCCCGTCGATAAAACCCAGCGCGAGGGCCTCGTCCGCCTTCAGCCAGTGGTCGGCATCGTCAAAGTAACGCGCCCGGATATCCTCCACGCTGGTGCCCAGTTTCGGGGCGTACATCTCACAGAGGGTGTTTTCCAACGCCTCCACCTCTTCCAAACAGCGCCTGAGTTCCGTCTTGTTGCCGTAACAACCTCCAGAAACGCTGTGCAGCATCAGTCTCGCGTACTTGCTCATCTCGACGGGCTTTCCGCACAGGGCGATCACGCTGGCCATGCTGGCGGCGATGCCGTCCACATAAATATGGATATCCGCCTTGCTGCCGCGCAGGGCGTTGAAGATGGCAATACCTGTATAGACATCGCCACCGTTGCTGTTTATCCTGACATCGATCCTTTTTCCCGATGCCTCCGCCTCCATGAGCTCGCGAACTATGGCAGCCGCCCCGGGCACGCCGGCGGCATAGCCGAGATGAGCGGCCTCGGCGAGCAGGCCCCCGAGCGCACCGACGCGCCCGCCCCCCCCCCCCATTTCTCTATATCGCTTAGGGCGGGTTCCCGCCGTGTTTACGGTGCAAAAATGAAGGTATTTAGGGGATCAGGCAAATCGGATTTTTATCATACACGGCTTATAATGTTATCATTACGCTATAAAGCTGTATCATGCGGCAAGTTTTTTCCCGAACGTCGTTTTTTAGCCACCTTTGTCTAAAAAAAGACACTATGGCGGATAAAATGACTACCGGACAGCGCAAGGAATGGGCGAAACTGCTCTTCGTAAAGGAAAACCTCACGCAGGCGGAAATCGCCGAGCGGGTGGGGGTGTCGCGCGTCACCGTGAACAAATGGATCAACGCAGAAAACTGGGAACACCTGAAGGTATCGGTCACGATCACCAAGGAGGAACAACTAAAGAACCTGTACCGACAACTGGCCGAGCTCAACGGCAAGATCGCCCAACGGGAACAGGGACAGCGGTTTCCCAACGCCGCGGAAGCGGATACCATCTCCAAGCTGGCGAACGCCATCAAGAAGATGGAAACGGAGGTCGGACTGGCGGATATCACGTCCGTGTTCGCCGACCTGCTCAAATGGTTGCGTACCTACGACGCGGAGCAGGCCAAGCAGGTCTGCCCGCTGCTGGACGCTTTTGTCAAATCAAAACTCGCATAGGACATGGCAAAGAAAAGGCTTACACCACAGGACCGGATGGCATTGGAAGGGTGGAACGAACTGGTCGCTTCCATCCGGGAAAGCTCGGACATCAACCCGGCGGATTCCACCGCCGAGATCGAGGCCAGAAAAAAACGGCTGGAGGCGGACGACGAGGCATGGTTCCGCTACTACTTCGCGCAGTATTACACCTGCAATCCCGCCGACTTCCACAAGAGGGCGACACGGCGTATGATGGCGCATGAAAGATGGTACGAGGTCAGGGCCTGGTCACGAGAGCTGGCCAAGTCCGCACGCGCCATGATGGAGATCATCAAGCTGGCGCTGACCCGCCGGGTGCGCAACGTGCTGCTCATCTCCAACTCGCAGGACAACGCCCAGCGTCTGCTCCTGCCCTTCATGGCCAATCTCGAGGAGAACCAGCGTATCATACAGGACTACGGGACGCAGAAAAAGCCGGGCGCGTGGGAAACAGGGGAATTTACCTGCCAGTCGGGATGTTCCTTCCGCGCCATCGGAGCCGGGCAGTCGCCCCGTGGTACACGTAACAAGAACTTCCGCCCGGACTGCATCCTGATTGACGATATAGACACCGACGAGGAATGCCGCAACCCGGAACGCATCAAGGCCAAATGGAAGTGGCTGGAAGAGGCACTGATACCGACCATGTCCGTATCCGGACATTACCGGGTGCTGTTCAACGGGAACATCATCGCGGCGGACTGCTGCATCACACGCGCCATCGAAAAGGCGGAGGAACTGAAGGCGAAGGGCATCGGGCATGTGGATGTCATCAACATACGGGGTAAAAACGGCATATCCTCATGGCCCGAAAAGAACTCGGAAGAGGACATCGACCTGTTCCTCTCCCTGGTCAGCGCGTCCGCCGCCCAGAAGGAGTTTTTCAACAACCCGGTGGCCGACGGGGAGGTGTTCCAGGAGATCGCCTACGGGAAAGTGCCCACCCTCTCCAAATTCAAGTTCCTCGTCATCTACGGCGACCCCGCGCCGGGCGAGAACAAAAGCAAGAAGAGCTCCACAAAGGCGCTCTGCCTTTTGGGGAAGATAAGCGGGCGGTTATACGTCATCAAGGCATTTCTCGACCGGGGATTGAACGCGGAGTTCATCCAGTGGTACGTGCAACTACTGGACTTCGTAGGCGGACGATGCCCCGTGTACTGTTACATGGAGAACAACAAGCTGCAGGACCCCTTCTTCCAGCAGGTGTTCCAGCCACTGGTCAGAAAGGTGCGCCGCGAGCAGGGCGTGGAACTCTACATCAGAGGCGACGAGGATAAGAAAACGGACAAGGCCACCCGTATCGAAGCCAACCTCGAACCGCTCAACCGGGAAGGGAACCTCATTTTTAACGAGGCGGAGCGGGACAACCCGCACATGAAGCGGCTGGCAGACCAGTTCCGGCTCTTCAACCTACAGCTTACATATCCCGCCGACGGGCCGGACTGCGTGGAAGGCGGGAACCGTATCATAGACCGTAAACAGCGCGACATGGAACCGGCAAAGAAGATCGCCCGAAGCGTGTTGCGCAAAAATAACAAGTACAGACAATGAGCCAATTTATCGAACTGACAGATTATGACGCCAGTATCCACCGCGAGATACTGGACGCGCTGACACGCGAGGACGAGTCCATCGTGGAGATATGCGAGGACCGTACGCTGGCCGAAATGAGGGGATACCTCTCACGGCGGTATGATTGCGACCGCCTGTTCGCCGCGACCGGTCAGGAACGCAACCAGCTGGTGCTGATGATGGCCGTGGACATCACGGTGTACCACATCTTCTGCATCCACAACCCGCGCAACATGTCCTCCGTCCGAAAAGACCGCTACGACCGAGCAAAGGAATGGCTGGAGGCGGTGGCGGACGGGAACATCAGCATCGACGGCGCACCGCTGCTGCCGCAGGAAGAACGCCGGACACGCTCCGGCTTTATCATAAAAAGCAACCGTAAACGTTCAAACCATTTTTAAATCATGGGAAGAAGAAAGAAAAATACAGGGCGCATCACCGTAGGCGGGAACTTGCGCCGGCCGGGCATCACGGGCACGCAAACCATCGTACTCACGCAGCCCAGACGTTTCGGCATCGACATCGCCGACATGACGGCGGCCATCCACGCCTTCGAGAACGTGGACTACTCACGTCGGTTCAAACTGTACGACCTGTACAGCGACATACTGATGGACACGCACCTGTCCAGCGTCATCGACAAAAGGGTCGAGGCCGTGCTGGCACTGGACATAGAGTTCCAGCGAGACGGGAAACCGGACGAGAGCATAAACGAGCAGTTGCAGTCGCCGTGGTTCCGGCGCTGCATCGAGGATATCCTTGCCGCCCGCTGGTGGGGATTCTCGCTCATGCAGTTCTACCGTGAAGGGCCGTGGATCAACTACGACCTGATCCCCCGCAAGCATGCCGACCCCGTTCGCCGCCTCATATTACGCCACCAGACGGACATCACGGGAACCCCGTGGGATGAATACCCCGACCTGCTCTTTGTCGGGAACAAGGACGATATGGGGCTGCTGGCAAAAGCCGCGCCGTGGGTTATCTACAAACGTAACGACATGGCCGACTGGGCGCAGTTCGCCGAAGTCTTCGGGATGCCCATACAGGAGTACACCTACGAGACGGACGACGACGAGGCACGCCAGCGTGCCATCGAGGACGCGACGGGCATCGGATCATTGGGCGTGTTCATTCATGGCAAGGACACGGAACTGAACCTCAGGGAAGCGGGTAACAAGAGCGGATCGGCGGACCTATACGACAAACTCTGCGAGCGTTGCAACAGCGAGATATCGAAACTGGTACTGGGCAACACGCTGACCACGGAAGCCTCCAAGACCGGGACACAGGCCCTGGGAACGGTACACAAGAAGGTGGAGGACAAAAAGCTGAAGTCGGATTGCCGTTTCCTGCTGAACGTGCTTAACTACGACATGACCGACATCTTCCAGGTAATGGGCATCGATACCTCCGGCGGAAAGTTCTGTTTCCCCGAGCAGAAGGAAACGGACACGAAAACCGAAATGACTGTCCTCTCCACCCTGAAAAGGGACTTCAACCTGCCCATCGATGATGATTTCCTCTATGAAAAGTTCGGCATAGAGAAACCGAAGAACTACAAGCGGCTGAAAGCGGAAGCCGCCCAAAATGCACAAACACCGGCCTCACCCGTTCCGCCGGAAGGCAAAAAAGAAAAGCCCGAAGAAAAGCCGGACAAAGAGGATGAAGCCCCCACGGGGCGACAGAAAAGGAACTTCATGGCGTGGCTGAAGAGTTTTTTCGTCCACGCCCCGCACAAAGACGGGGCGGCTTTAAACTGGTAGTCGACACCCTTTACCGGGATGCCGCAGACGAGGTATCCTCCAGTTTCACTTTTGACCGGGACGTGCTGGAGGCGTTCGTACGCCGCATCTATGAAAAGGACTTCCACCCCATGACGGACATCGAGCTTCAGATGTTCCGTGCCGTCTGGGATACGCTCGACATCGCCACCGACAAAGGGTTCGGAAAGCGTCCGGCAGATGATCCGGATCATGACTTCTACGAGGAACTGAAACGAAACAACGCCGTGTTCGCCGCCTTCAAGGTGCACCGGATGCAGAACGACATGGCCGCGCTGCTGCTCGATTCGAACGGCGTTTTAAAACCGTTCGAACGGTGGGCGAAAGAAGTCATGCCCATCGCGGACCATCAGGTCTACCAGTGGCTGGAGACCGAATACGATACGGCGATAATCCGGGCGCACCAGGCCGCCGACTGGCGGCAATTCGAGCGCGAGAAGGACGTGCTGCCCAACCTGAAATGGATGCCGTCCACCTCCCTGCATCCGGGAGCCGACCACCGCCGGTTCTGGGGAACGATACGGCCCATTGACGACCCGTTCTGGAATAAACACCGGCCGGGCGACCGATGGAACTGCAAATGTTCCCTGTCGTCCACGGACGAGGAGCCTACCCCCCTACCCGACTTCGATCCCGCCGACAAACCGCAGGACGGGCTGGAGAATAATCCGGGTAAGGATGCCAGACTGTTCTCGGACAAGCATCCGTATGTAGTCAACGCCCATCCGGGAGCTGGGGAAGCGGTGGAAAAACTCATGGAAGAAATTGAAGACAAGGAACGGATGAGAAGGCAACGCGCGGAAATTAAGGAACAAGCAAGGTTCTTAACATCCCGGACGCTTCATAACAATGATTTTGGAAAGGATATCGTTGTCAGCATGGCAAGTATCAAGGAGTGGCTTAACCAGCCCCATAAATGGATTACGGAGAAAAACGCCTTGCTGCCGGTAATTGAAAATGTCATCGCGGAATCAAATTATATAGGATACGGGCCGGACAAACATGACCCGGACATTACAATGCACCTGTTCGAAATCACCATACACGGGGAGAAGAGCTGGGTTATCGTAAGAGAGCTGATCGATGGAAGTGTCAAATTGCACAGTGTGTCTGACAGCGATAACATTTTAAAATATTTATCCAACAAAAAAGGATAACCTGAAAGCAGCATCCTTGGAACTGCAATCCAAGGCCACGCTTTTTAAGCTATCCCTTCTGTGGCAAAAATACAAATTAATCTGCAATGTACAAACCTATGACATCATTTTTGTTCCTTGGAAAAAAGTTCCGTCATGCAGGCTTCATCAGGAAAGTGGATGGAAAGCTGGCGTTTGTCCCCTTGGCCGCGCAACTCGGTACGGCGGTCCTCAAACCGTGCCTGTATTTCCTTCATGACGAAAAGCCGGTGGTTCATGTACCACTGCCCTTTCCAGTTGCAGAAAGATTGGGGATAATTGCCTTTCAGACCATAGAAAGAGTGCATGGACTTTCCGAACGCCTTGCAGTATTCAGTACAACTTACCCACTGCTCGCCACCCAGACGGAACAGGCTACTGTCATTCACTATCAGTTCGCCCCGGGCTATACGGTCAAGGAAATCATCCACTTCCCATGCGTATTCAGGACTGAGCCACTGGAAGAATCGTCTCGCCACTCGTGTATCTGTAGCCCATGTTCCTTGTTCGTATTCAGAGGTGTTTCCTTTACGAATAATAATAGGCTCAATTTGTGTTTCGAATATTTTCGATTCACTTTCTTGAGTGTTTCGAATATCTTCACCACACTTCATTCTCTTTCTTGCTACTTCGAGATACTCTTGTGCCGATTTGGTCTTCAACCAGTCGTCAGGTTTCTTACCGAATTGCTGTGCGATACGTGTAAGGTTAATCCAGCATTTGTCACCGTGACGCTCAAAGATCAGGTCTTTGCCGTCCACTCTTGCGAGTTCAATCAAATTCTTTTCGACAGTCATACTTCCAAAAGAATTGCGATAAAAGAAAAAGCCCCCGTAGGTGTGACTGTCACTACATACGTTGGGCGTAGGGAGTCGCCGGTCCTTTCGTTCCGGCCACCATAGGGGCCATTCTTTGTATCTTGTTCAAAATAAAACTCGGAATCTTTATTTTGCCCGAAAATGATATGGGTAACAGTCGCCAGTAAAAGTACCGGCAATTATTCAAACTACCAAATTATGGATATAAAAGATTTTTCGGCCCTGCTCAAGGCCAAGCGGAAGGAACTGGACACGCTCATGCGACGCGAGCTGCCCGTCAAGGTGGGACGCATGGCCAAAGACCATTACCAGGACAACTTCCGCAAGGGAGGCTTTGTCAATGGCGGCCTGCGGCGCTGGCCGGTGACAAAACGCCAGCGGTCCGGCTCCAAGTCTGCGGCGGCAGGTTACGGCCCGCTGCTCTCACGACGCAACCATCTGTTCTCATCCGTCAAATATACGCCGGGAGACTACCGCGTCAGGGTGGCCAACGACGTGGAATACGCCCCGCCGCATAACTGGGGAGGCGAGACGCGTCCGACCGTGACACCCCGGATGCGGAAGTTCGCGTGGGCGATGTATTACAAGGCGGCAGGCATACGAAAAAAGGCCGCCAAGAGTAAAAGAAAGGGGAAAACAAGGCAACGGGAACTGCCGCCGGAAGCCGGTATGTGGAAAGGGCTCGCCCTTACCCGGAAGAAAAAGCTGAAGGTAAAAATCCCCCAACGCCAGTTTATCGGTGAAAGCACGGAATTGAACAAACAAATCGGGCAAACCGTCGAAACGGAAATAAGGAACATTTTAAAATAAACAACATGGAGGAACTGTACATCGCAATCCTGAAAAGGATAGAAAATGAAATGCCGGAAATAGCCTACATCGACGAGGACTACGGCCAACTGGAAGGAATGGATTCGGAAAACGAGGATTTTTATCCGGTGACGTTTCCATGCGTACTGGTAGGAAACACCGAGGCGGACTGGAAAGACATCGGAATGGGGACGCAGGCGGGGGAAATAACATTGACCGTCCGGCTGGGCATCGACTGTTACCACGATACCCACATCGGAAGCGGAACGACCGGGCGTATCAAGGAGCGCATGGAAATGGCCGGGAAACTATACCGGACACTGCAAAACTTCCAGTTCTGCCGGAACATGGACGAACTGGTCAGAGTCAAAAGCCGGGATTATACCCTGCCCGGAAACATCAAGGTGTATGAATTTGTGTTCTCGTTCAGCTATCGCGATGAATCCGCGCTATTGGATAGCCGGCATCGTCCGTGAACAGGGAAAGCTGTTTGAAGGTCAGGCGGGGCGCACGGACTTTGGGGACCGGGTGGATATCCGGATCGACCTTGCTGCGTTCGCGGATAATGGCCATGATGCGCTCCTCCGACAAAAAGAACTCCTCGGAAAGGATCTTTAGGGCACGGTCGAAGCGGACGCTCTGCGCCTCCGTCCAATAATAGTAGCGGCGGCACAGGGCTTCATCCCGTTTTCTGATCAGCTGTTTGTCTCGTCCTTTGGCCATAGAATCAATGTATTTAATACAAAAGTACAGTTTTATGCCGTATTTTACGGCGGCATCGGCTTTTAAGTTTGTTTGGACAGACGGTTTTTAAGTTTGTTTAAACCAGCCATCCTAAAAAACAATCGGCGGGACAGCTTTTTGTACTTCCCGCCGATTGATAATTATCATCCGGTTATTTTGTCGATTCCAACTGTTGCAATCGTTTCAAGTGGTAAACCACCGCCCCGAAAAATTCAAGGCTTCTCTCACTTTGCCGCTTTCTGGCTCTGCCTCTCAACCTTGGGATTTGTTCCTTGATAATTTCCATCGTTCCTTCGGCATCTTTGACGCATTGTGCCACACTGGGAACCAGTCCTAAATCTTTCATGTTCATAATTCAATCCTCTATTATATCGT